AAAGCGAAAGCAGAAAAGGGCATAGATGGATAAACAACCCTAACAATGCGCATAAAAAGTGTACGAAGTGCGGCTGCATGGTTGACAGAACTTCTTCAAAAGGAGAAAATGTTTATATGTATACAGATAATAAAAGTAACAAATCGGCTGAATGCCCTAACTGTATTTGAATATGGAAGTAAAGAACGGAATAATAATAGATGGAGTGCTGCATGAATTAGTAGAAACAAAACGTAATGATTGTTTAAAATGTTCGTTACGTGATTTATGTCAAAATGAGTTCGGAAACGAGTGTCTATGTTGGATTGCTTTAGCTTCGGAATTAGAGATGATAAATAATGAATTTAAGTGTCGTGGCAAAGTAACTGTTACACTTTCCCATGAAGAATCTAAAAATGTTGGAGAAATATATCGTAATGGAGTAAAGATAGATAAGGAGGAATTATGAAATCAAAACAGGTATTATCAATCGAACAGATGAAGCACTTGCAGGAGCTTGGATTAGATACAAGTGATGCAAGCATGTGTTGGTGTTGTTTTCTTGGAAATATAGAGGAAGAATGGGAACTTGAAATATATGAAAATGTACTAAACCAGAAACGAGATAGTACATTTTGGGAAACACTTCCCACTTACACCTTGCAGGACATTCTGGATAAGCTGCCAGAATCAGTACAGGTATATGATTTGTACATATTTAAGAAAGTGGGGTTGTGGTGGCTCAAATATGTAGACGTAACGAATAATGGAACCGTTCATTTAGAAAAAATGCCGAGGTTGATAGATGCCGCCTATTATATGCTGTGTTGGTGCATTGGAAAAGGATATATTAAAACTAATTAGTTATGAAAGCACATGTAATATTTTTTCTTGTGATATTCATCATATCAGCATTATTCATCGGCCACTTCCGACTGACATTCTCACCGTTCAGTGTATCCCTACCCTATTGGCATAGGGCTGTAGGAGTTATTCTTATCGTTGCAGGATGCTTGGTCTACAATATAGGTGAGCATATATCCGGTTACAAGAAAGGGCTGGATGAAGGCATGGAGATTGTTTTGAAAGAGTTAAAAGAAAGATACAATGAAGAAGGAATAGGATTCCCATTCCCGCAACTTACCGTACATCAAGCAAAAGATTGATTATTGTTTCCATATACGATTTAAATTTTAAAAGAATCAGATAGAACTTAGACCAATAATCAAGAGGGGATAAGCACACTTTAATGCTTGTCCCCTCTTTTATATTTCAGTGTTTAGATCTTATTCCAATCAATCGTCGTCGTCATCATCATCGTCATCGTAATGCCGATAGTGCTTCTTGTGGTGTCTCTTCGGCTTTTTGTATTTATGTTTCTTATGGTGAAATTTGTCATGGCGTTCACAGTATGAATTATAATATTCATACCAGCAGTCACTATGGTGATGGACTCTGTCATAGAAAGGGGTATAATACACACTTCCCGGATTTATGCCGATTTCCACAAGGATACGGTTCCATCCGTAACGTTGATACCGGTTGTAATAATCACAGACGTCACGCATTTTTTTTCCGGAAGTCCTGGCTATTTCAAGTGCAATTCCTACATTCCCCCAGTCCTTCCCACAGCGTCTGTAGTAATCGTCCAAGGAACGGTTTGAAATATTGTATTCCAGACATAGGCGCTTTCTGTAATCAGAAAGTTCCACGGCTGCGTAGCGGTTGGCTCTGCCAATAAAGATGGAAATGCCATCCTGGGCAGGCAAGGTGCAGGCCAATAGGAGAAAAAGCAGTAGTAAATTAATCTTTTTCATAATGTTTTTAAATTAGGTGGATCTTTACTGTATAAAATTAGGACGGCCTTTTTTACAACTCTTATTCCAGTTTTTCTTTTGCTTTTTCAATTTCATCCCCGGCTTCATCCAGGGCTTTCCTCACATCATCTGCTCCCTCCTCAATCTGTTCTTGTGCTTCTTCGAGTGCGTCTTCAACAGATTCCTTTACATTTTCTACACGATCCTTAACCTTGTCTTTTGCTTTTTTCTCTCTGCATGATGTAAAGCCAAGTGCAATTGTGCATGCCAATATGGCAAATAAAAACTTTTTCATATTCTTACATTTAGTGATATTGTTTGATTAGTTAAAATTCAAATGTAGAAATAAATATTGTCTTTAGCAAATGGTGGAAACATTTTTAAAGATAATGTAGGAGTAAAATATCTTATTTATTGGTACAATATGTAATGAAAGTCTTCCAAATAATCGGATAAATTGGAGACAACTTGCTTTTGAGATGTAGTCTGTAATATGTACCAAAAAGGCTATCCTCCCGGACAGCCAATCTTTTTGTTAACCTTAATCTAATACTATGAAAAACACATTGCAAAGGTAAGGTTTTGTGGGAGTTATGCAAATTATGAGCCTTTGTTCAGCCATCTTATAACATGGTTTAGCTGGTAAATGTACTTGTTAACCATTAACGGTGTAATTGTTAAATTGAAGGTTGGGATTTATTTAAGGTATTGCTGGCTAAAGCAAAATCTTCTGCCAAATCGTGTCAGTAACTTCTTTGATGCCGAATAGTCCGTTCGTGGATTATTCGGTATCTTTATTTTGTAAATCAAAATAATAAAGTATGTACGCAGTAAATCAGTATGATGCAGTTGCAGAGAGTTATGATTCTCTGTTCAAAGACAAAGCCAGTATTGAGGAGAATCGTAAGATTGCCTCAATGCTTTTTGAGGTTTCAGGGATTTTTCTGGATGTGGGATGTGGTACGGGGTTACTCCTTGATATTCTGAAAGTGTCTCCGGATGAATATTGGGGTATTGACCCAAGTAGTAAGATGCTTGATGTTTTCAGAAAGAAGCATCCGGAGTATAATAATTTGTGTATTCCGTTTGAGTTGCTCAATTTAAAGTTTGCAACATTCAATAGCATTGTAGCTTTGTTCGGCTCGGCCAGTTACATTGATATTGAAGCACTGACGGATATTCCCGAAGGAAAGAATATTTTCCTCATGTTCTACAAGGAGAATTATCATCCGGTAACTTATAAACGTACCGGCTGTAATCTGGAACATTACAGTTATTCAAGGAGTGAGCTGGAGGAAAGATTTCCTCATTGTGAAGTAAGGGAGTTTGATAACTATTATATCGTGACGAACGTATGATATTGTATTCAGAGCAGAATGTATATGAAGCGGCAAAAGACCGGATAAGGAAGTTGTTTTCTATGGGGAACAGATTAGGTGTTTGTTTCTCCGGAGGCAAGGATAGTACTGCCTTATTGCACCTTACTTTGGAAGTGACAAGTGAATTGGGCATTCAAAAGTTGCCGGTTATATTTCTCGATCAGGAATGTGAGTACACATATACTGTTGAGTATATGCGTTATGTTATGTCATTGCCAGAGGTGGAACCTATTTGGGTGCAAATTCCGTTTCGGTTATGGAATGCGAACAGTGGTGACTGGTTTATCCCTTGGGAGCCAGGGAAAGTGTGGATGCGTGAGAAAGAAGATGTCTCTTTTAAGGAAAACGTCTATGGAGTCGACAGATTTAAGGATATGTTTGATGCCATCGCATATCATCACTTGGGAGGGGGTTATATATCTTTGGGAGGTGTCCGTATTGAAGAGTCACCAGCTCGTCGTGCTGGATTGACGGGAAAGGAAACCTTGCCAGGAATGACATATGGAAAACGTTGTAGCCATGGTGTTGTTATATATCCTTTGTATGATTGGTCATATCGCGATATATGGTATTACATCTTCTCCAATCGGTTGAAATACAATAAGGTCTACAACTATATCTTTTCAAAGGAACCGTTGCGTTCTGCAAGGGTATCTTCTCTTATCCATGAGAACAGTAATCAGAATATTCCTTACTTGCAAGAGATTGACCCGAAGGCTTATAATGCCATGTACATGCGTATTCCCAATGTTGGCACAACGAACCATCTTCTGTTGGATGCCTTTGAAGAGGTAAGAAACTATCCCAACTGTTTCAAGGACTGGCCGGAATATCTGCAATATCTCATAGACAATATCGTAGCTGAGAGCAAGAATAAAGTAATTTTTACCAATAATCTAAATACGGTGGTTGATAAGATTGCGGGCTGGTCTGATTCCGATCGCGTTGATATATATCGCGCCTTTGCCCGTGGTATCATCACAGAGGACTTTGAACAGACAAAGTTGAATAATAGGTTATTGGTTCATAAATCAAAGTATAAATATGGAAAAACTAAAAGAAATAATCATCCGGATGCTTGATGAAGCGCCAGACAAAATAAACTTCTTCAATGAGATAAGACAGATTTTATTCTCTCTGTCTCCTGAAAAGGCCAATCCGGTGGACCGTGTCCTCTGGGTACCGATGGATATGGTGAAGGCGAACAACTATAATCCGAACGCTGTGGCAAAGCAGGAGATGCAGCTCCTTTATACTTCCATTCGTGAAGATGGATATACACAGCCAATTGTTACGATTTGGAGTGAAGAGGAGCAAAAGTATATTATTGTCGACGGGTTTCATCGTAACCTTATCGCGCGCATGTATAAGGACATTGCCCAGCGCAATAGTGGGCGTCTTCCCATTGTTGTCATTGACAAGGATATCAACGACCGTATGGCTTCTACGGTCCGTCACAATCGTGCCCGTGGCAAACATTCCGTTGATGGCATGACAAACATCATTTATAACATGATAAAAAACGGTGAGTCGGATGCTGTTATTTGTAGAAAGCTTGGCATGGAGCCGTTGGAGCTTGTGAAGCTAAAGCATATTACCGGTTTTGCCAAGATGTTCAGGAATTATGAATACAGCAAAGCCATCAAAGAAATTGTTCATCATACAAACTTATTGGAATTATAACTATGGATATACAGAGCATTGCAATAGATAGGATTATTCCGTATTGGAATAATGCCCGGAACAATAGTAAGGCTGTTAAGCCGGTAGAAGAGTCAATAAAGAAATATGGTTTCAATCAGCCGCTTGTGTTGGATAAGAATTTTGAAATCATTGTCGGTCATACACGGTATTTTGCCCTTTTGAATCTTGGATATAAAGAGGTCCCGTGCATCATTGTGGACTTGGACGAGGAAAAGGCGCGTCAGTATCGTATCGCAGATAATAAGACATCAGAATTTGCGTCATGGGATGAAGAGAAACTGATACGTGAGCTTAGGACAATGAATGTACCTGCAGATATGCAAGACTTCTTTTTTGAACCCATAGACCAGTTACTCGGTTTTGACATGAATTTTATTCCGACAAACAATTATGTCACGGAAGAGTCGCAATCAGAAGCGGCAAAACAGGAATTCAGTGAGGAAATACATCGCCAAGAGAATGAATCTTTCAGGAAGAAGGCAGAACGTATTGAAGAAGGTCTGGAGCAGGAAAGAACTGAATATATTGAACTTGCATGTCCTCATTGTGGAGAGATTATCAGGATGAAGAAATAATATGGCGGCACCGACGGGAAATAAATTTTGGATGTTAAGGAGCAAGCATGGGAGGGATAAACTCTTTTCCACGCCAGAACTCTTATGGGAGGCGGCATGTGAGTATTTCCAATGGTGTGATGAAAATCCCTGGTTGTCCAAAAAGGCCATTCAAAAGACTGTTCCGGTAAAAAGGAAAAAAGGGAAGAAGGTGGAGACAGTCAATGAGCAACAAGTACAACAAGAAGTTTCCCCGACTTCCCGTCCGTATTCCCTAACCGGGTTCTGTATTTATGTAGGTGCTTCTTCCAAGTGGTGGAGCACTTTTCGTTCCGAATGTAGAAATAAGAATGATGAAGATTTTTTGGAGGTCATCGCACGCGTGGAGGAAACCATCGAAACGCAGCAGTTTGAGGGAGCGTGCGTTGGAGCTTTCAATGCGAATATCATTGCCCGAAAGTTAGGGCTTGCTGACAAGCAGGAGGTGGACCATACGAATGCAGGAAAAGAGTTCAAAGGATTTAATTTTCTACCATATACAGAAGATGCGGAGAAAGTCAAGTAATGGGATATAAGGTCAATATAAAGCAGAGGTTAGCCTATAACTACCTTCGTGACGATGTTACGAAGTTTCTGTGTTATGGTGGCGCTGGTGGAGGTGGAAAGTCATGGCTTGGGTGTGAATGGCTTATGCAATGTGCTTACTATCTCCCGGGCACTCGATGGTTCGCTGGCCGAAATAATTTGAAAGATAGCCGTGAGTCTATCTCTGTCACTTTCGACAAGGTGGCAAAGTGGCATCGATTCACTGATTACAAGCAGACCAATGACGGTATACTTTTGGGGAATGGGTCGGAAATCATCTTTCTTGACTTGACATATTATCCCGTCAAAGACCCGATGTATGAGCGATTGGGCTCTAAGGAGTTTACTGGAGGGTGGATTGAAGAAGCCGGGCAGGTTCACTACCTCGCATTTGAGGTTTTGAAGACGCGTATAGGACGGCACTTGAATGATGTGTATGGAATATCCGGAAAGATACTTATCACTTGCAATCCGAAGAAGAACTGGCTTTATCGTGAGTTCTATAAACCGTGGAAAGAAGGCAGGCTGGAAGCCCCATACGCTTTTATTCAAGCATTGGTGCAGGATAATCCCTACGCTACCGAGGACTACATAGATACGCTCCGTAATACCAGGGACAAAGTGACAAAGGAGCGCTTGTACTATGGTAATTGGGAGTATGACAACGACCCGACAGCACTCTGTGATTATGATGCCATTTGTGACCTATTCGCAAATGAGCACGTAAAACCGATAGGATTATCGACGGGAGCAGCTGACCTTGCCATGAAAGGACGCGACCGTTTTGTCGGGGGGCACTGGGTGGGTAATGTGTGTTATATCCGGTTAGACCAGGAATATAGCACGGGTAAATCTATTGAGACGGACCTTAAAAACATGATGATACAGTGGAAGATTCCACGTAGCATGATGATAGTTGATAGTGATGGACTTGGAAGCTACCTTGAAAGTTATTTGAATGGTATCAAAGAATTTCATGGTGGTACCCGACCGATTAATCCAGAGTACGACAACCTGAAATCTGAATGTGCATTTAAGCTTGCAGAGCTAATAAATAATCGGCAGATAAGAATTATATGTACGGAAGCGCAAAGAGAGCGCATAATGGAAGAATTGTCCGTCTTGAAGCAAGATCATATAGATGCCGATACCCGGAAGAAAGGGATAATCAGCAAGGAGAATATGAAAGATATACTCGGGCATTCTCCGGATTACCTCGACATGTTGATAATGGCAATGCTTTTTCGTATAAAACCGATACCTAAAAGACCAAAAGCAAAATTAGGACAGATATGACAGTAAAAGAGTTTTTGATATTGAGTGACGTGGCGAGCAATGCTGCTGAATTGTTGGAGCAGATAGGAAAGTTGCCTAAACCGGACTTTGTCGCAGGTGTCAGAGTTCCGGAGACTCTGAACGACCTCACCATAGGTCAGTTGATGGAACTGCAATCCGTACGCAATGTAATAGACTGTATAATGGTTCCATGTCGTGTTGTCCTCGGTTTGCCTATTGATAAGATAGAGAAGTATGAAGCAGCGGATATTTTGGGATTCTCCACATGGGTAACTAGGGAAGTTGAACGTATTACCAAGCTCTTTGAAACTACAAGCGTGGCACCGACTCCGGAAGAAAGACGTGCTGGGGTTGATAAACTTTCGTTCGGGTTGTTTGGCTTGGTGGATTACTATGCTACCCGCATGGGGATAACTGACCATGAGCAGGTAGAATGTGTTTCATGGGTGAGGGTATATAAATGCCTTGACATGGATGCAGAGAAAATACGCTATGAACGTCGATTACGGGAAATATATCAGAATAAGCAATGAATACAAGTGTAGAAAGGAAGATAGCTTCTGTTGCAGAAAAGCTGGAAGGAGTCACCTATTTGTTCGATAACTGGGCGACCGCCAATGCCAGGTTGGATAAGATGCCATTGCCGGCCATTATAAATTTGCTTCCTATATCCGGGAAATTCGTCATATCAAGAACACAGCTAAGGGATTCTCCTAACTGCATGATAGCATTTGCTGATAAGGCCAAATTTGATTTCGATGGGGTGGAGAATGATGAGGTCATTGAGAGATGCAAAGGATATGCGGTTCAGTTTATCCGTGAGTTGAATAGGAGCGAGCTGTTTGAGTGGGTGAGCGATGAGGTACCTTATTCCGTTTTCTATGATAAGCTGGATGTAAATGTTACCGGAATAGTAATAGAATTGAAATTGAAAGAGGTTCAAGGAGCGCCCATGTGCTAGTTATGGAAGATAGGAGGAAAAAGGTAAAGGCGATATTGTGTGAGGAGTTGGATAATCTTCGGCAGCGCATCATAGAAAATCATATACGGGCTGGGCAGCGTGCAAGTGGCAAAACTATCAAGAGCCTGCACGTTGTCGTGGATGATAATCATGGTACTCTTTATGGTCGTCAAGCGTTCGGAGTTCTGGAGGTGGGACGTGCCTCGGGGAAAGTACCGAAAGGATTCTATAAGATTATTCAGCAATGGATGATAGACAAGGGGATCCAAGTGGAGAGACCAAGGTCATTTGCATACCTTGTGGCCCGGAAGATAGCAACAGAGGGCACATCACTTTATCGCTCTGGTACGTACGAGGATATATATACAACGAACGTGGAGCAAACAATACGGGACATTATGGATCGTGTGTTTGGTATACTCGTTGATGATGTGACACATATAAATCTACATAGTAATGAGAACTCATAAGATAGGGGAAACAACCATAGAATATCCGGATGAAATATCTTTCTGTTTTAATCCGGTAGTGATAAACATTTACGGGCATGCTTGGGATTACGTGGAGGTGACGGTGACTGATATCGTTTCTGAAATTTCATACAAGGAGAAGAGGGCTCTGTTTAATAATGCATGCTTTTTTGATGTGTCGTTTTACATGCAGTCTACATTTGACACTGTAGAATTTGGGAAAATTGATTATTCACAGACGGTTCCGAAAGATAGCGGGGTAGGACGTGTGTTCTCTGTAGAGATTGACTTCTATTCGGACAGTTCAATATCTGAAAGTTTTCAATTCAATACGTTCATCATTTGGGGGGCAATGAAGGTGGGTGAACGGTATAATGGAAATCGTATATTGACGTGGTTTAAAAACCTTCCGTTTACGGTAGGAATGTATACGGCCGGTAATGCTAATGTGAGTGTGACCGCTGACAGCATTTCTTTACCAGCTATTACATTGTCTGAAAGAAAGGTGTATAATATTACTTTGAATGGAATTGATGCAAACAATGAGGTCGTATTGAAATTGCCGGGAACGAGTGTGGGGGCAAACGTGTTCGACAATACATTTGATTTTACTTTTCATGCATTGACGAATATGGCTGTAAACGTGAGGCTTTTAGTTGATGAATGCACGGATGGAATTTATTTACGTTGGATAAATCGTCATGGCTTTTATTGCTATTGGTTGTTTAAACGTGGTGATGAGAGCAAACAAATTGCCAATGATGGTGAATTCATTCGTAATAATATGCAAGACTATAACTATGTTAATGGCTATCATGGAGGTTCAGGACGTAAGCAGAGAAAAACAGAAGAGAATACATTGTTAGTGTGTGCTCCTTTAGTGGACTCTGAAACGTTTGACTTCTTGTTTCAACTCGCATTGTCACCCATCGTTGATATGTATGCAGGTAAAAATGTGAATGGAGTTGATAGCTGGAAGGCAGTGAATGTATCTGTTGGTAATTTCAATAAGACAAGAGCCGTATTGCAGGATTTCGTAGCAACAATCATATTACCAGAAACAAGAGTACAAAGCTTATGAGAAATGACATGCTATTTATTGATGGTAAGTTGGTAGACTTGGACGATAATACCAAGATTACACTTAATTTCAAGAGCAATATTTTTACAGACTTGAGTAAGATTGTGAGCAATAATAGTTATACAATCAAATTACCTAAGACAATAAGGAATCAACGTATCATATCGCATGCTGAGCTTCCATCCGCAGACTCCGGTTATCCTCGGAAATATCATGATGCAAGATATTTTCGTAATGGGGTAGAGGTTATTCCAACTGCTAAGGCTGTACTTATATCTATATCTGATAAGATTGAGATTGCCATGACGTGGGGAAATATAACAGCACTATCATCAATGCTTGAAAGTGGAAAAAGCCTGAGAGATATGGATGCTGGTGAATATGTGGGAGGTATATATTATCCGAAATATATTGAATGGAAAGATTGGGGAGAAAATGATCGTGTATATCCAAAGGTTGACTATGGTTTCAGAAATGGAGATTCAATGGTGTGGTATCATCCTGTTCAGTCTGTAAAACAAATCATGGAATACATAGAAGAGGATAACGGCATATCTTTTATTTTTCCAAAAGACAAAGAGGCTTTATTAGAAAACATGTTTGTTCCATTATTGGAAAAAAATCCAAGCGAAGAGTATGCAGAAATCGAAGCTATAACCGTTGATTTAAAGGGTGTTGCAGAGGATAGGGCTGACAAGACAAACATATACTTCAACGATATGGGAAATGTTGGTTCGTTTTATGGAAACCTTGCAGTAATAGGAAACGGAGTGAGTGGAGGATATTACAATGGCTATAGGTCTAAAGTCATAAATGCTGTACCTAAGATATCGGGTAATTTTAAAGTTAAAGTAAATACAAATGTGGCTCCATTATCTGCTACATTGGAAGTTTATAATTACAACTTCAATGAAGTCGGTAGCGAACTGGATACAAGTACTGTACTTACAATTCCATTACTGAATGTAAATTTTATAAGTGACGGTGTATATGAGGTCTTGTTTCAATTTGAGAATAGGCAAACAGAGATGCTTTCTACTCTACATTCTTCTATTCCTCATCTGAAATTTGCTTTGCAGAATATAGGCAAGCCATCTGATGTCGTTTCTATTAGCGGCACGTTGAAGATAACGAATATAGAGCAAGAAATATTATTGGGTGGTAGATATTGGATAATACCTAATCTGCCAGATATAAAGCAGTCTGATTTTATTAAAGCTATATCGGCAATCATAGGTACTTTCCCTTTGTTCACAGAAAGTAACGGCCTTGTGTTTGTATCATTTGATACAATTATGTCTAATAAGGCGAAAGCGTTGGATTGGACCCGTAGGCTGGTTGCTACATATAAAGATAATAAACCTAATGCGATTGCCTATTCTCTTGATGATTTTTCTCAAAAGAATTTTTATAGATGGAAGGAGGATGATACGGTAGTGGGGAAATATGATGGGTATTTGTTTGTAGAAAACGAAACGATAGAAAGTGAAAGAGATGTTGTTGAATTGCCGTTTGCTGCCAGTGACCAATTCTCGGATGTAGCCAAGATACCAATATATTCATATGATGAGGAAGGTAATTTGGAATACAATTCAGTTGAGCCAAGATTATTGGCTTATAATGGTGTGAAAGGGGTATTTACTGGTCTTGATTGGAATACACTCCTTTCTATGTATTACCAAACATACCAATCTATCATACGAAGGCCTATTGTTATTACAGAAAAGATAGAAATAAATGATATTGAGTTGAGAGACTTGGATATGACTGTTCCAATTTATTTGGCCCAATATGGTAGATATTATGCCATTATTTCCATTAAGGCGGAAGATACGGGAATATGTGAATGTAAATTGTTACAATTGGAGGTGTAGTTATGGGAAATGCGGAAGAGAAAATATTAGAGATTAAAGTGAGGTATGATAAAGCCATTACTAAGATAGCTGAATACAGTACTGAACTTGATAAATTAAAAGCAAGGGAAAAGCAGTTGAAGGAGGATGTGAGTAAAGGGCGGATAGAGAGGGAAAAATACAACTTAATGATGGCAGAAACAAAGATAGCCGCCAAAGAATACACCGAATCTATCCGTGTATTGAATAAACAAATTCAAAATGAACGTAAAGAGCAGACAGAGATGGAAGGAAGCCTTGTTAGGTTGCGGGCTGAGCTTTCCAATCTTACCGCTGCTTATGACAGATTAAGTCGTGTAGAGCGTGAGGGAGTCAAAGGCAAAGAGCTGCAAGATAAGATAAATGCCATTACCGATGAACTGAAAGGTGCGGAAGAAGAAACGCAGCGCTTTTATCGGAATGTAGGAAACTATGAAGCTGCTATTTTAAAGGCTGCACAATCAAATATCCCATTTCTTGATTCAATTATTAAAATGCAAACAGAACTTGGGGGAGTGAAACAAGCTTTTAATGTTGGGAAAACAGCTGTTATAGGATTTAGTAAGCAATTATTAGCTTTACTGACGAATCCGATAGTTGCTATTCTTGCTAGTATTGCTGCAGCGATAATGCTTGTATCCAAAGCTATTAATTCCAGTGAAGAAGCGTCAAATCGTTGGAACATTATTACTGCTCCATTATCAAGGTCACTTGATTTTCTTTTGAACATAGTTCAACGATTAGCGGGAGGTATTCTATCTGTTGTCGAGTCTGGAGCAAAGATGATTGGATGGATAGCTAAGATGGCAGAAAAATTGCCTGGCATAGGAAAGTATATCAGGGACATTAACGATGCCAATAGAGAGGCTATCAAACTGGCTAAGGAAGAAGCAGCCATAGCAAAACAAGCGCGAACGGACCAAGTACAGAATGCTAAAGACCAGCTGGAGGTCGCACGTTTGCGCCAGCAGGCGAAAGACAAGGAGAAGTTCACGGCAGAGGAGAGACTTGCTTTCGTAAAGCAGGCTAATAAGCTTGAAGAGGAGCAGGCAAAGCGGAATGTGGATTTGGCAACGAGAGAGTTTGAGCTTCTTCGTAAGCGTTCAGAATGGGCAGAAAATGATGCAGAGACAAATGATAAGTTGGCTGAACTTGAAGCTGCAAAATACAATGCGGAGAAGGAGTATTTCTCTAAAACTATGGAATTACTTGAGCAGGAGAATACGATTAGAGGAGAAATAGTCACAGTGCAGAAAGCTGTGGCAGAGAAAGTGGCTGCCATCAAAGAAAAAGAGCGCGAGGAAATCCGAAAAGCAGAAGATGAAGCCTTGAAGATAGTCAAGGATGCCCAAGAAAAACAATTTATTGAGACTAAGAGAGTGTATGAGCGTCAGATAGAGGATTTACGCATTCGTTTACGTACTGAAATAGGTCTTACAGCAACTATGCGCCAAGCACTCAATCAGCAGATCATTGCACTTGAACAGCAAAAAAATGATGCATTACAGCAATTATCGGAAGAACAACTGATGAAGGAGGTGGAGAACCGGCAGAAACTAATCTCTCTGCAACTTGAATCCGTAAAAGCTGGAAGTGAGCAGGAGTACCAACTAAAGATGCAGCAACTTGTTGCCCAACGTGACGTAGAACTCCGTCAGAAAGAGCTTACTGAACAGATGAAGCTTGCTATTACGGAGAAGTACAATAAAGAGATTGATGATTTGTCCGTTCAACATGAGAATGATACAGCAAAGAAACAAGCTGATGCACTCAAACTTCGATTGGATAATGAATTGGCAGAAGCTAAATTGAATGGAGATAGTGAACTTGAGCTTCTTCGTATGCAGGAACAGCAGAAGCTTGAACTGAAAGACAGCTTGAGACGGATGGGAGAGGAGAGTGATGCCGAATTCCGGGCCAGGCAGCTTGCTGCAGACCAAGAATACTTGAATGCAAAGCAGGCGGTCATTGACAAGGAAGTGGAGATGCAGCAAAATAAAGGTGAATCCCTTTCTGTCTTGGCAGGGAATCTTTCTGATTTGTTGGAACAAGCGGCAGGAGATAACGAGAATATGGCTCAGTTGGCGAAAATACTGGCTATTGCGGAGGTTTCTATTGCACAAGGGGTAGCCATTGCCAAAGCCGTAGAAACAGCTACCCGCTCATCTGCAACATGGATTGACATGCTTGCTGCGATAGGTACTGTAGTGGCATCTGTAACTACTGTTATGGGAAAGGCTATGAAATCGGTGAAAAGTGCTAAATTTGCACAAGGAGGTAAAGTTGAAGGGCCAGGTTCCGGTACAAGCGATTCCATACCTGCTATGTTGTCCAACGGTGAAAGTGTAATGACGGCTGCTGCAACCTCGATGTTTGCTCCGTTATTGTCGGCTTTCAATCAGATAGGAGGAGGTATTCCCATTAATGTAACAGCTTCTTCCAATCAGGCGTTAGGAGAGGACATGCTGGCCAAAGCTGTTGCAAAAGGTATGATGATGGCGCCTGCTCCGGTGGTTTCTGTGGAAGAGTTTACCTCTGTTGCTAATAGGGTTAAGTACGTTGAAAATCTTGGTAGTATATGAAAGCATATGAACTATTGATATTGAATAAAAGTCTTCTTCAAATGATGGGGGACGCTTCGCTTGATGTCGGGGATGTGAAATATATTCCCGTGTATCAAGAGTATGTCCGTCTGTCAAAGGAGGGGCATAAAAAGACTTATATCATGCAATATTTATCCGATGAGTATAATATTGCGGAAAGGACAATTTATCGGATAATAGATAAGTTCTCAAGTAAAGTGGATATTTAGGGGCGGAATTATTCCGCCCTTTTTTTGTTTTGAAAAAGTTGCTGACAAAGCGTGTCAGTGGAATAGACTTCTTATTTTCTTCAAGCCGTATCATGTTTTCTACCTTTGTTACAAACAATTATGTGATATGGCTAAATTATACATTAACAAGGACATTGTAGCCGATAAGGATAAAATGGAAAATTGGTATTTGACCGGTGACGAGGGGCTTTCGTTTCCGGATATCCAATACTTCCTTTCATGGCTTGACCCGGCTGACCCTAAAATTGACATTGAAATCCATTCGTGTGGCGGTGATACAGTTGAGGGGTATGCTATTTATGATGCATTACGTGCGTCAGGTAAGGAAATATCTTGTACCGTTGTTGGACGATGTGCTTCTATGGCTACCATCATTTTGCTTTCTGCTCCACTTGAACGCAGAAAAGCTTATCCTCATGCAAAGTTTCTCATCCACAAACCATATTTGGCTAGATATGATGATTTATTGGACCTTGAAACTATAGAATCCATCAAATCAAGTCTGGAAGCGGAAAAGGATAAGATGATGGCTGTATATGTTGAACGGACAGGAGTTGAATCGACCATTTTGGAGGTCCAGATGAACAAGGAGGCATGGTTTGGCGGTGAGGTTGCAAAACAACTTGGATTTATATCTGATGTTCTTATACCGACTACAGCAAAAGGAACTGATTATAAACTTAATAGTGAGAAAATGAACAAAGAAAAACAAGTAACGGTAAAGCAATCTATCATTGACAGACTGCTTGCGAAATGTGGCTACCAGAAGATAGAAGACATTCTGGTAGTATCTATGGAACTGACAGATGCCGAAGGTAATACACTGACGGTGGAACGTGAAGAAGGAGAACCGCAAGTGGGAGATGCGGCATCCCCCGATGGCGAGCATGTTATGCCCGATGGTAAGACTATCATTGTAACAGACGGAGTGATTACAGAAATCAAAGACCCGGAAGAAGCAAACGGTGATGAGGAGATTGAAGCTTTAAAGGCGCGCATTGAAGAACTTGAAGAGGAAAATGCGGCATTGAAAACCAATGCCCGTACAGTTGAGGACAATAAGATACTGAATGCTGTAAAGATGGCAGGGGGTGAGAATTGGCTAGCAAAACATTGTTCAACCTATAGAGTCTCTTTGCGTACCCAATCCTTCAAGAATACTGTTGAGACACAAGCAAGTGCAGAGGAGACACCTATTCAAAGAAAATTGAGAGAGGAAAGGGAGAAGAGAGCTAAAAAGTAAAGAAAGGAGAATTGAGTATGTCTATTTTAGATTTTTCAAAATTGACGCCAGACAATCAGGCGGTGAAAGATTTGAAAGACTTGATTGAACTGACAGTCTTTCAAAATGAGGATATGGAGCGTTTTATGACGTTCATGCCTAAAGTGACCAATGGCAAGAAAGTTGGCTTCATCGGTGAGATGGAGGATGTAGGTATCGCAGGCGCTGGATGTGACCCTGAATATCAAAAAGTGGCTATCGCTGCCGCCCAGAAAGTATGGGAAATTGGTGACTGGCAAGTTCCGTTGGAAATGTGCTATGAGGATTTGGAGAATACTATTGCAAAGTACTGCTTGAAGACCGGTACCAATATTGCGGACCTTACCTCTACTGAATATATGGATGGGATTGTCCTTCCAAAACTGACGGAAGCAATGATGAAAATGTTATGGCGCTTCACTTGGTTTGGAGACAAGGATGCCGCTAATATTGACGGTTCCGGTCAAATTACGGATGGATTGAATGTAGAATTGTTCAAGACATGTGACGGTTTCTTTAAACGCCTGTTTGCCATATGTGCAGAGAATTCCGGTCAGCATACCGTTATATCAGCCAACTCTGAAGCATCTTATGCTTTGCAGAAGTCCAAGATGAAAGAATTGGGGGCTGCTACATCTGTGTTTGACACGATGCTTGAAGATGCGGATAGCCGTATTTTCCAGAAGTCCGGACATGCAATTTTTGCTACAAAATCATTATGTGATTCTTTGTCACGTGATGTGAGGGAGAAATATAAGGTTATTATGCCTTGGACGGTCATTTTTGACGGCCTTGAAGTAGGAGAGTATGACGGCGTTACGGTCGTAAAATGTTCTATTTGGGATAGATTTATTCAAGCGTATCAGAACGATAAAACGAAACTGAACCTTCCTCACCGTGCGGTTCTATGTTCTCCGGACAATTTAATGTACGGTTGTGAAGGCGATAACCCGATATCTGACCTTGATATCTGGTTTGAAAGAAAACCCCGTAAGAATTATATCTATTCTACTGGTAAACTCGGTTCTATGATTGGCGAGGACAACTTGGTGCAAGTAGCATATTGACAAAAGGAGGTATTCTATGGGAGTATGTGATGATATTTTAAAGAAAGATATTGTTCCGTCGTGTGATGATCCAGTAGTACAAGGATTGGAGCAGGAAGGGGTAATAATGAATCGTGCGGATGTGGACTTTGCAGCCACAGTATTCAATTCTACAAAAAAGAATGTGATTGAAACGCTGGCTATGAAAACCGGGAAGAAGGCTTATAAGGTTGTTGTTCCTGGTAAAAATCCATTTACGGGTACAAAGACCTCATTAGTGGCTGGCACATATCGTAGTTCGTTTACCAATACTGTCGCGATTGTGATATTGGCAAACGACCCGGATGTATGCGCTGATGTTATTGACGGATTGGCTAACGGTACCTATGTTGTGGTGTTGGAGAATAAATATAAGGGTTTACAGAAAGAAGGAAACCCTGGTGATGCCGCTTTTCAGGTGTATGGTTACTACCAAGGGCTTACAGCTACAGCTATCGACAACGATAAGTATAGCGAGGATACTGAAGGTGGATGGGCTGTTACCTTGGAAGAGCAGAAAACGCCTAAATCTGCATTATTCTTGTTCAAGACGAGTTATGAAGCAACTAAGACTGCTGTCAACACTTTGACGGCTGAACCGGCAGCATAGGAGGGAATATGCTTGTCTTGGAGATGGTTGATAAGTTGAAGAGATTGGGGGATAAGGTCTCCCTTTCTTCTTCTGATAAATCAGACATTGAACTGATGTTTCATGAAGTTCTTGGTAGGACATTTACCAAGACCTCATGTGGTGATTGCTATCGTGACGCTGTGATTGAAATGTATTCGTACTTAAAAAGATATGGAAAAATGAAAGAAAAATCAAGTTATGCATTGAAAAATGGTGTATTGCTCCAAGTAGGCTTTGGAAGTAGTGAAATGTACACCAACAACAATCTTACTGACGAAGCGGCAGAAAGGTATCTTGCGGAAAATCCTAAAGGGATAGTCTTTTTTGCTTCAACGCCTTCCGATTGGGAGAAAAGGGTTGAAAGACGGATGAGTCCTGCTTTACCATTGGATGAAACTTTGGTTTCAGAATTGGTGAAAGCCTTTGAAGTGGAAGGTGCTACTTCTGAGATTGTGAGAGATGCGTTCAAGACTTATAAACTGAACGGGAAGAAAGTTACAGCTAAAGTATTGGATGCTCATATTAAAGAGGCTCAATCTGTAGTTGACTCTAAGCAGACTATAGAAGCCGTAGAAACGGTGAAATAAAGAATAACCTCACGGAACGATGAACGTAAATGAATTAAAGAAGAAGAGTAATAGGCGTGTTGACACGAGCTATTTACGTAATCTTGGCATCCAAAGCTACGGTGATGATAATTTATATCCCCAACATCTAAGAAATATTATCGCTGCGAGTTCAACGGGTAGCGAATGTGCGGAACGTTATGCCAATTTCATAGAGGGAAATGGGTTCCGTGAGGTTGCTTTTTCTGAATATGTGGTTAACCGCCGTGGAGATACGGCAGATGACATCCATGCTTTCGTCTGTAAGGATGTTGCTGATTATGATGGGATGGCGATACATGTTAATTATAATATGTTCGCAGATATAGTGGAAGTACAGCACATCCCCTTTGAAAATTGCCGTTTGTTGGAGGAAGATGAATCTGGATATATTGCAAAAATCGCAATTCATCCGGATTGGACAGGAAAGAAAACCCGTCAGGGAAAAGCCATAAAGGTAGTACAAGAAAATGTGGAGTTTATAGATGTATTTAATCCACGTAAGGAGGTGGTTTATGCACAAATTCGGGCTGCCGGAGGAATTGAAAACTATAAGGGGCAGATACTATGGATTAGCAACACTGGGAAATTCGTGTATCCTATCGGAAGAGCTGACCGTGTGATTACGGAAATGAGTACGGATGAGGGATTAGCCAATGTGAAGTATCGTAATGTGCGTTGTAACTTCATGCCTTCCGGGATGATAATTACAAAGAAAGGTGCTTCTTCGGTACGTTTTGATGAAAACGGAAATCCTATAAAAGAGGATAGGGCTAATGAAGATACTGGTTTTTCTGATACTATCGTGCAATTACAAGGAGACACCAATGCGACAAAGGTCTTAGAGGTAACCTTGGAATCTGATGAAGAAAGACCGGAGTTTGTGGATATTAGTCCTAAAAATTATGATAAGGAGTTTACCGTTACTGATGCCAGTGTGGTTGAACGTATTTATTCAGCTTTCGGGCAGGAGCCTTGGTATTGTATCCGGATTGGTAAGGTTGGTTTTTCTGGGGATATATTGGAAGATGCTTTTGAATACTATAACTCTATTGTGTCAAAGCAACAACGTATGATTGAACGGGCTTTTCAGAAAATTTTTGCACATTGGTATGAACCTCTCAATCCCTCCAATGACTTTAGTGTACAACCTCTTAAATATATAAGAAATGCTGAAGTGCCTAATAACAACAGATGAGATATATAAGTTGGCTCGTACGATGTCAATACACATCGATACGGAAAAGATAGAAGCATATATTCGGGAGTCGGAGAACATTGATTTGAAGTCAGCTTTGGGTGATGCTTTATTCTTAGATGTGAAAGAACATCCGGAAAATTATAGTGAGTTGCTTAATGGTAGTTCCTATACCATAGAATGTGAAGGCAAACGTTCCTTTGTAGGGCTGAAAACGACATTGGCATATTATACCTATGCTCGTATCGTGAAAAATGGAGATGGAAATGTCACCCGTTTTGGATTTGTCAATAAAGATAACGAGTATTCGTCGCGTTCTGATTTTAAGGAGAAACTTATGGCTTATAATGATGCTTTCTCTGTTGCTGATAGGTATATGAAAGAATGTGTTCGGTATTTGAATGATAACAAAAAAGACTTTCCGCTGTATAGGGGAAATGGAGGGATTAATGCTAATCGTGTAACTTTTAGAGTACTTGGTGAATAATGCCTGATACACTTGACATATTAAGGAAACTTGCTCTACAGATAAGGAACGCTTCTTCTGAGGGAGAGAATACCGCAGAGAGGGTTGGCCGCACGCTGGTCGGAATCTTGAATCTGTTATCCAAATACTCCCCTGAAGAATTGGAGAAGATTTTTCTGAGGAAAGACCGAGCTGACGGCACTCCCTTCCCCATAACCTTCGGAGATTGGGTCAAGTTCGGTGAGTTCATCAGTGGCATTTCCGGAGGTTGTATCGATAAGAATGGCATCCTTGAAATGGAAGAAGGCATTTTCCGCAAACGTCTGTTTGTTCCGGAGATTGCCTATAACCGTGTGACCTATTTCAAAGGCAGGATGTGCGCCTCTCCCGGAGGTGGATGTACGGTCAAGGAATGGACGGACAACGGTGACGGCAGCTACACCATAACTCCAGACTTGACGGATGCCGACGGGCTGAGCCAGTTTATCGATGACATTCTGACCACTTATTTCGTCACCAAGAACGCCGAAGGCAAGTTGCAGGGGTTCGAGGAGATGAAATTCCGGGTGACTTCCGCAGACTATACAGCCAAGACATTCGTCATGACGCCGAAGCCAGGTACTGACTGGAAGCCGGGGGATGCGATGGTATTGGCACAGACGGGTAACTTTACAGATGAGGATAGGCAGACGTACATCCTGATTGATACGGTGGGCGGCAACAACTGCATTACTTTTTTTGACCGCGCCAATACATGGGATGTCGAGCCGGCACAAGAGATGTCGTGGATTGGCAAGAAGAAAGGCCGTACCGTACATGGCATTCCTGCAGACAACTACTCGGCTGTTTTTCGCCACGTCATCATGTCCGGCAAGATATTCCAGGTGGATGACATCACCGGCGAGGCTTTCCGGGTGCCATTGTTCAAAGGGACGTGGAAGAAGGGTGAGAAGTATGCCTATTACGATGAGGTGACGCATAACGGCAGCTCCTGGATATGTGTAAACGAGAAAGGCACGTCTACAGAACCGGCAGACGGTAATGCCGACTGGCTGAAATATGCGGCCAAGGGAGAAAGTGGCAAGGGTATCAAGTCTACCGATGTGGAATACGCGATATCGGTGTCTAATGTCATTGCCCCGGTGGACGGTTGGCAGACTACCTCCCCTGAATGGGAAGCCGGCAAGTATATCTGGTCGCGGACGAAGATTGTCTATTCTGATGGCGAAGTCAAGTACACACAAGCGGCTTGTATCAGTGGTGGGCAGGGAGCCGACGGCAAGGGCATCAAGTCCATCACGGAGGAATACTACCTCTCCTCTTCATCGGCCACCACAACCGGAGGCGAGTGGCAGACAGACTCTCCGGCATGGAAAAACGGATGGTATATCTGGACCCGGACAAGGATAGTCTTTACTGACGGTACTTCCACCACAACGAACGCCATCTGTGTGACTGGCAGCAAGGGTGCAGACGGTACAAGCATCACCAACTGCGGTGAATGGGAAACCGGAAAGTATATACCTTACATGGGTATTACCAAGATGGCCGGACGTGTCTTTTTATGTGTCGCTCCTGATGGTACCGACAATCCTCCGATGTGGACTCAGACGACCAATGAGGGAAGACGCATCCTGCAGACGCAGAACGGCGGCAAGTCCTACGGTTATACCATTACCGGGGACTTGAACACGGCCGAGTATGAACTGCTGGTGGAGAACGGCCAGGACGGACGCGACGGTAGGGATTATGAGTGGATATTCAAGCATACGACAGAGAATATCGCTCCGGCAACCCCTGCCACCTCGCAGGTGGATGACTATGTTCCGTCCGGCTGGCACGATGACCCGATTGGGGTGAGCGAGAGCCTGCCATACGAGTGGGCTTGCTGCCGAACTAAGAAGGACGGTGTATGGAGCGCATTCAGTCCGGCCGCCATCTGGGCCAAGTGGGGCTTTGACGGCGAGTCGGCCATTGTAGCCGATTTCGACAACGAGATGGAAAGCATTGCCTTGACATATGAGGGGAAAACCGTTGCGCAGTCTGTGCTCAAAACGACCGTCGGCATGTGGTATGGTACGAAGAAGCTACAGCTCAAGTCCATATCATGCGTGACCCCTGCCGGTGTGACGGAGAGCTACAATGTCAATACGGGGGTGATAGCGTTTACCGTGGCTTCCGGCATTTCGATGCCTGCACGCTCAGAGGTCAGGATAACCGTTACGGCTACGGTACAGGATACGGACATAAGCCGTGAGTTGGTGTTCACCATTACCGGGGTGCGTGCCGGTAGTCCAGGCAGTGATGCGGTACTCTATAGGCTGGTGCCTTCCGTTTCTTCAGTCAGCAAACGGAAGGACGGCACTTATAGTGTAGCCGGGGTGTCATGTACACGTACCAAGTCTGTAGGCGGTAGCACTTCCATCACGACGGATGGCGTACTGAAATACAGTAAGGACGGTGGTTCGGAGGTCGAGATACAGAACGGCACGGCCATTTCCCCGAAGAACTTCACGACGCAGCTGCAGTTCGTGTTCTACATGGGTGGGCAGGTCGTGGACCGGGAAACTATACCCATGGTTGTGGATGGCAACGACGGTAATCCTGGAAAACCTGGCGGTGACGGCGAATCCGTCAAGGCTGGCGGTGAGTGGTGCACAGCTAAAACTCCATTCAAAAAGCTCACCATCTGCACGATGGGTGGCCGGTCATGGCTCTCAAAGGTTGATACTTCGAATCCACCTCTATGGACAGTCAATGACAGTCAGGATAGGCGCATCCTACAGACACAGAACGGCGGCAAGTCCTACGGTTATATTATTACCGAAGAAGTGAATACCGACGAATGGGAACAACTGACATCAGACGGCGGCATGGTCTATCTCATCAGTACATGCAGCAATATACGGGTGAGCAGTGCCGGGTCGCTTGTTCCTTCGGCTTTCCGCGTCTATGCCAAGCGGACGCTTGGTAGCGCCACATTGACTTATCCGGACGGATATCTGGCCGCACGGGGGTACAGCAACGGGATATGGAGCGCCATCGCAGGGCCTTCGAGGGCTTCCGAGATTACGGTCAACGCTTCTGCAGGGTATTCAACGTTTTCAGTCCGCTGTTATCAGAGCCAGGCGGACGCTTCGGCATGGAATGACAGTTTCATTGCGGAGATATCAGTGGGTGTCAGCTATGACGGAGCAAGCGGACGAGACGCCAGCGAGCCGCGTCCGAGAGGTTTTTTCGCCAAAGGCAACACATATGTCTGGAATGAAGATTACCATGACATCGTACTGGCCACATTCAACAATCGAACCATTCCGTTTCGGGTACGGGCTTACGGTACGTCGGTCACTGTCGCACCTACCTCGATAGACGGTGATGCTAATTGGGAGGCGGCACAGCAGTATATGTTTGTGGCTATGGATATGGCTTTAGCGAGAAAGATACGTGCCGATGAAATCTATGTGGATGATTTGGTGGTACAGAATGTGCTGGCAAGGGATAAGAATGGAAATGTCACTTGTAGCATTGATGGTGAGACTGGAGAAGTCAATGTTCAAGGAAAAATTACAGCGACAGCGGCATTCATAAAGATACATGGGTTTAGTTCCAATGAAGGCTACTTTTACCTGAACCCCAATTTTGGTTCGGATTTTGGCAATGGGCGTCCCAGTAGAATAGGCCAAAGTGAATACATGCTTCCCAGCTCTGCCCAATGTGTGGGTATGAAAATATCCTTGATCATATATAATAATTCTTCAGGGAGCACATATGGCTATGTGTCAGTTGTGACATCGGACGGATTTAATGATATGGAGTTGGTTGACGGTCAATACCATTATTGCAATAAGGCTCATATCACAGACCCTGGTGTTTATGAATTCATATCATTGGGAGGAGTCTGGATTTCAACCAATAAAAATGGCATTTCGTATTCGTATGCTGATTTGGGTGACCATGATTACGAAAACCCGGTTAATTAACAAACTAATATAAATGGAAAGATGTATGAAAGTTTTTTATGAAAGCAAGTTAGCAAAATGGCTGCTGTGGCAGGGCTACAGCACCATCACATTGGGATGTTTCGTCTTCACCAAGAAAAGCAAGGAGGAGATGAAGCAGAGTACACTTAACCATGAGGCGATTCATGTGCGCCAATGGGAGGAATGCATGATTGCATCGGCTGTGTTGCTGACATTAATCATGCTGTTTACTGGATTCAACTTATGGGTATATCTGCTATGCCCGTTGTGGTTCTACCTCCAGTATGGGTTGGAGTATGTGATTTCCTACGTGTATCACTTATGCCGTAACCGGTGCTGGGTGAATGTAGGTGATAAGGCTTACGGAAATTCCGCGTTTGAAATGGAAGCGGAAGCTAACGAAGAGGTAGACGGTTATCTTGATGTGAGAACGCCTTTTGAGTTCTTCAAATATTACGGAAAAATTTGATTTATAATTTACAAAACGAGTTAATTATTAAAATGTTAAATCGGGTAATATTTCCATCCGGAAATTATGCCCCTTAAATGTGTTAAGTATGGCAGATGATATTAAGGAAAATGCGATGAGTGGTGGAACACCTACAAGATTGCGTGGACTGGCAGCAAATGGCAACAGTATATCACCGACATTGGAAGAGGTGGCAAGCGCAATGCCAGTAGCAACTATGGAAGAGAAAGGGATGGCAAGCGCTGGACAAGGAAGAGTCGAATATAGTATTGTAGGGGAAGGCAGTGTAGATATTCCTCTTCCTTATTATGGAATATTTCTATTTGTCAGCGAGGAACTTAATGGCTCCAGTCTCCTATTCCATTTAGCTTATTATAAAAAAGATTTTAAAGCCGTTATTGATTCGTCCAACATCGTAGGGAATTTATTTAATATAGAGCAACTAAAAGACGGCAGTAAAACCATAAGAGTTACAAATTTAAGAAGTAGTGTTCAAAGATTTTCCATAAATAGATTATAGCCAACCAGCATTATGTTTCTCTGCCGAATCCTTTGCCCATTAAATATGTTAAGTATGGCAGAGAAACAAGACATACCGATGAACCAGTTCCCGATATGGTCAAGTATGGATTATGTGTACGTGGAAAGAGGAAATAGCCAAGGGAAAGTGCATAAAAGTAATTTTTTATCAGCTCTTGTATTGGGAAACAAAAATGAACCATACGATTGTAATGAGATTAAATCAGGTTGTATTATAGGCAGTTCCAAATGGATCAATGCTCCAGTGAATACAATAGCAATATTAGAAACAATACCTTATTCTGAAGATTGGATTATACAAAGATTTTCAGTGCCAGGTTCAACACTGAGATTATTTACCCGTTCATTCTATAATGGTTCTACTTGGAGTGAATGGAAATCAGTAAATATTACCTAATATGACGGTATAATTTGCTCCTTTCATTTCTTACCCTATCTTCTGCCCCTTAAATATGCAATAGTTATGGCTGAGCAAGATATTAGGGAGAATGCAATGGGTGGCGGTACTCCGAAACGGTTGCGTGGGTTGGCTGCGAATGGTAACAGTATTAGTCCGACATTGGAAGAGGTAATGAATGCAATGGGAATATATACCTATAGCTTTACATTGGCAGCGAATGAAGAAAAAGACCTTGGCGACTTGGGATATGGTATGTATTTACTTACATCACCAACGATTGGAATATCTGCTATATTTATCTGTAGTTCCTATCCGAGTTGCTTTGTATCAGATGGAAATAAAAATACTTACTGTGATTATACTGATGGGACTAAGAGTGTTGTTTTTGGGCGAAAAGAATTGAATGGGAACTTCTTTATCAAAATTAGCAGAAACGCTGATATAAGAATAAAAAGAATTACTATATAAAAAGTAAACATTATTGGCTCATTTTACTTTCATCTCAAAGATATAATGTACATGACAAATAATGTTTTAGGTTATGCCCGTTCTGAACGAGATGGCCGGAACGGGTAATACTAATTAGTTCTCTATCAAAGATGGTGCAACATCAATAGGAAGACAAAAACAAGATTCTTATAATCTTATTATTAGAATTATTTTGTATAACGATATTATGTTCGTCTTGCCTATAAATATTGACCGTTCCTTCTTGGTCCTTTACTTCTGAGAATGCTCCTTGTTTACTCAATATAGTAATATTGTTGGCAAATACCCCCATTATATGCGATCCAGAAGCAGAATCTCCTACCATGAATATGGAATATGAAGACTTTACTACTAATAAATCTCCTTTAGAAGCCGTCCATACCTTGTGATATATACAACTCATTTTAGGAAGGGCATTTTCCACCTCTGCCAATGTCGGTGATATACTATTACCATTTGCATCCAACCCACGCAACCGTGCTGGCGTTCCACCACTCATTGCATTCTCTCTAATATCATCTGCCATACCTTGTACGTTTAAGGGGCAAGAAGATTAATGAGAATACATCAACTGTTTTTTTGTATTGAATTATGTAATATTATGGAACATACACGATATTGGAGGGTTCGGATTCATAACTCGTGAACTCATGTATTTCCGACCCTATCACATAACCTATATAAGAATTGCCTGCATACTCTTTTAAATAGACGTATGCCTTATTGTCTTTAATTACATAGCCAATCCGATTATGACAAACTCCTGAAACATACATGGCGCTATTATAATACGTCAGTGTAGCATCGATTAAATATCTATCAGTGGACGCATAACTTCCCATACTAATATTTACACGAAAAGGGGCATACGCATCATAATTCAGAATACCAATTAGTTTATACCGATTAGAAAATCCTCCTGCTACTCCACCAATAATAGTCGTTTCTCTCAAGTAAAATGCTTGATCTGCACTCATTATTCCTTTGGAAGAATGTGTAGCCTCTGGCATCGCACTTACTACTTCTGCCAATGTTGGTGATATGCTATTACCATTTGCCGCCAACCCACGCAATCGTGCCGGAGTGCCACCAGCCATCGCATTTTCTCTAATATCCTGCTTCTCTGCCATACTTCTGTACATTTAAGGGGCAGAAGATAAGGCAGAAAAAGTAGAATGAATAAATTGCTTTATTATAGGTAATTTATATTTGCCTCCAATTAGTATAAAGGATGGCATCCCCACTGCTATAGCCTTCTCTGATATACGTGAGCCTTCCGCTTACCATCTGAAAGATAAATTGGCTACCACTGACATCTCCTTTAGATGAACGCTGCACATGAATACAAACACCATATTCTATCGGTGAATTTTCTGTCTTTCCTATATAAACAACACTTAAACCTTCATTTAAAACCTTGTATGCTTCATTCAAATCGTTTAAAGATGTGATTCCAATTCCCTTAATAGACAGTAATGCACTTAATGAGGGAAGCTCCATCTTAGCTTGCCCACTATCTGTTTTTTCCACATACACATACTTCATACTTGTGACTACCGGAAACTGGTTCATCGGTATGTCTTGTTTCTCTGCCATACTTAACATATTTAATGGGCAAATCTTCCGGGTTATGAAAACCTATTATCTCATATTTTATTTTTTCGTAGATATTTTATTACTTTCTCGCAAAAAAACAGCTATGAATTACGGTTACATAAGGGTTAGCAGCGAAAAACAGACCGTTGAAAATCAGCGGTATGAGATTATGCAATATTGCAAGCGTAAGGGGCTTGTTATTGATAGGTGGATTGAAGAGAGTGTGAGCGGTGCCAGGCATCCTAATGTGCGAAAGTTAGGTAAGATATTGCATAAAATAAATAAGGGAGATATTATATATGTTACAGAGTTATCAAGACTTGGACGCTGTGCATATATGGTTATAGCTATTATATCTCATTGCCTCATGGCCAATGCCAGTATTATTGAAATACGGGATGATAAGTTGGTAAAGGATGACTCAGATTCTGTTCAAGATACATTCTTCAAGGTTCTATTCGCCCAAAAAGAGCGGGAAGACATATCTCGTCGAACCAAAGCAGGGCTTGCTCGTCGTGTGGCTGAAGGCCTGAAATTAGGTCGGCCATCAGGTGGAAAGAATTCGCATTACAAGCTTACAGGAAAGGAACCTCTCATTAGAACTATGCTCGAATATGGTTATTCAAAGGCAGCCATCTGTCGTAAGCTTAAATGTAACCCCAAAACATTGGATGACCATTTGCGAAGAATGGAAGTCTAAAATTAGGAAATACCGAACTCTGTTTCTATATTTGTAATCCCCGAAACAATAGAAACAACATGAATCCTCTATGAAGGAGTGTAACCCGTAGTCAGTCGGGTTCCGGTATCTATGCCGGTGGGGACACTTCTTTATAGAGGATTCGCCATTTTTTAAATTAATACTATGAAGAAAAGTAAGACTTGTTCAGGATTGCGAAAAAAAATTAATTGCGTTTTAGGTTTATCTATAATGTCGGCAGTACTAAGCGTTACAGCGGTTGTAAGATGCGAGCCGATGGAGTTTGATGCAGTCGCTTTGCTTGCGAGTATAATATCAATTCCCGTTGCTGTATTGGCAATCTTTTTGGCAATTAATTATCTCGTATTTGAGAACAAGATGAAAGAATATGTGAAAAACACTGTTTCTGATTTAGAAAGAAGGGTTAATTCTGAAACAGGCACAATAAAGGCAGAATTAGAAAGTCAGGTTAAGGATATTACTCATGCTGTAAAGTCGTATTTTATTTATGCAAATAGTGGCAGTTTTATTGTTTCGTCTATGCATAGTAGATTAATAGGTTGTTTGGAAGGACTGAAAGAAGAAGAAGCCTCTAAACAGAAATATGCGCTGGATGCTATTATGGAGGAATTCGTAGCGCTTATACCAAGATTGAGAGAGGATGAACGTTACCTTCCTATTGGCACCAAACAAGAATACCTTAACGTAATAAGACATATTGACCATCCTGATATTAATACTATTTTAAACTTTGTATGTGGGCTAAATGAGGAATGTACAACTAATGATGGGCAAGAAGAGCAAGAAGAACAAGAAGAGAGTGAACCGGATTCTAATGCCACCCCATTGGAGTGAAATCATTCTTGGTGCACCATTCTACTATCGCTTTTATTGCTATATATAAAAGTGAAATGAAGAATATTGCTACAATTAAAATAAAAATGAAATCCATATAACCTTTTCTTTTCCACAAAGATAGCGAATTATTTCTTACTTTGCATAAAATAATCGTATCTTTGCATATAACCAAGAGCTTAGTGGCGACTTATGTTGTCATCGAGCTCTTTTTTTATGTCCTTTTTCAAGGTTGTGGAAGCAATTACTTTTGCTGTCACGGAATGTCAGTGGAAAATTGTAATTCAACAACTTGTTTGATTTCGTCTGATGTACATTTGTGCGGTGTCGGACAAAGATATGGTTATTAGTAGATTATTAAATGAATTGGTGAAATGGGTATGAATGATTGGGTTATGTTGGTGACCGCACTCGGTGGCATCGAGGGCATCAAGCAGCTTATTAAGTGGTGGATGTCGCGCAAGACCAATGCGCGTATTGAGGACGCACATGCTGATGTCGAGGAGTTCAAGGCATTACGGGAGTACAACGAGTTCCTGCAGAAGCAGCTTTCGGAGAAGGAACAGCGGTTTGTGGAACAGACTGACCGGCTCCGTAAGGTGCAGGATGAACTGTTTACACTGAAGGAGACTAATTCTGACCTGAAACTGGAACTGGCGCTTAAACGGTGTGAGAGAAAGAAATGCGGTGATAGAGAACCGCAAAACGGCTACTGATTCGCGGAAAGGAAGGTGTTTCACAACGGCTTCCTTTCCCCTAATACTACACAACTTAAAGTTTAAACAAAGGCGTTTGCGAATATATTGTATTTTTATGTAAAACCAAAAATCAAGGAGGAAAATAAGAATGGCGAATGTGTATAAATTAGCGCCGTGGATTCTCAAATGGGAAGGCGGTTTCGTGAATGACCCGGCAGACCTTGGAGGTGCTACGAATATGGGTGTGACTATTGGCACGTGGAAGTCATGTGGCTATGACAAGGACGGTGACGGTGATATAGACGTGGATGACCTGCATCTGCTTACCCGTGAGGATGTCGTTAAACGGGTGCTCAAGCCGCATTATTGGGACAGATGGAAGGCAGATTTGATAACAAGCCAGTCCGTAGCAAATATCCTTGTCGATTGGGTGTGGGCATCCGGTGCACACGGAATAAAGATTCCTCAACGTTTGCTTGGTGTTACTGTGGATGGAATAGTAGGTCCTAAGACACTTGCTGCGGTGAATGCCAGGAACCCGCGTGAGTTGTTCGACATG